GGCTTCGTAGAACACTACCAGGTCACAGCCTGCGTGCTTAAAAGTTGTTTCCACACCTTCGGCGACTGGTGTGTATTCGTTGATTGTGCGGCACAGGGCTTGCACCTCACATTCAAGGCAGCCGATATGAAACGACATGCGGCTGAGTGCGTCGCTGCCATGCTTTGCAGCTGCATGAGCGGCGCGTTGGAGGATTGTTTGAGAGTTCATTCGTTTCCTTGGTTGGTTTGTTACGGTAGCGCTAGTGTAATCTAGTTTTTAAGCTCATTGCACAGAAATTTTACAAATAAATGTAAATAAATTTTATTGATTGTTGCCGTTGACATGTAAAAGTGCTTTACAATCACGTCATCCAATCAACTTAGGAGCATCATGGATAAGCAAGACGCAATCAGCCTACTAGGAGGCACACCGAAAAAAGCAGCGGAAGCGATGGGATACAAGACACCGCACGCAATTTATGCCTGGCCTGACGTACTGGGGCAAGCAATGATAGATAAGGTGCGCGGTGCGTCTTTGCGCTTGAAAATCAAGCCAAAAAAGGCCACACCCCCCGCCCAGTCTGCGTAAGCAGCTATCAAAACAAGAGCACGACAATGGATAAATGGAGCGACGGCACACCGAAAAGCACGAACAACGCATTACCTATCGAACACCAAAAAAATATCCTAAGAAACCCGGACGCATCAAGCTAACAAAAGTCCAAGCGGCTGCCGTTACCTTTATGACCAAGGAAGAATCAAAAGCATTTCGCGAACACTTAACCCTTCAAAAACAGAATCTAAAATGAAAATCACACCAGCACAAAAGAACCTGCTCACCATCATCGCCCAAGCTCCTCGCAGGGCCGACTACTTTACAAATGGTAAAGATGTGGAAAGCACGACAACGCGCAATAACAGCACGAAGGCTAGCCTGGCCGCAATGGTAGAAGCTGGATTGTTGTACGAAGCGGAATCAGCCTTCCACATCACTAAGCTAGGCCGTAGCAAGCTGGACCTTGGCAACGTGGCGTCTACTAAAGAAGCCAAGCGCTCTTATGAACCATACAAAGTAGGCATGGGCGATTCGTTCCACCAGCCACAGCGCCCAGGCAGTAACCACAGCGCATTGAAGTCGAAAGGTTTCCTGTGCTAAAGCCCAAACAAAAGAGCGCATTGAAGTCGAAAGGTTTCCTGTGCTAAAGCCCAAACAAAAGAGCGCCTTCAATTGGCAAGGGCCATCTACATTGATCGACAAGATGGGCCGCATTAAATCCAAACGCCAAATGCTGAATGATGCTGTGCGGGTTAACCCAGAGCAGCATTCTTGCACATCGAATCAGACAAAATCTAAGGTTGCACCACGATGAACGCTTTCACAATTCCTGAAAAATCATGCTTTGCAATAGAAACCAAGAGCTACCCGCAATTGGACTACTATCACCGAGCTATGGCAAACGGTACGCATCCTAGATTACTGCGAAAACAAGGTGCAAAGGTATTAAGTCAATCCGATGCAGTCGCTTTGTCTAACAAGGTGCGAGCATCAAAAGCAAAAACCGCTGCACGCGCAAACGTGTAACGGCTTTCTATCCACCACTAAAGAAGGGTTAGTAATGAGTGAGAATATTTTATACCAAGAGTTTTTAAGGAAAAAAACTCACACTACGGGTAGCTACGGCTTTGACCCAGTGTGGATGCCTGATTGTGCTTTTGATTTTCAGCAACACATCATCACAAAAGCAGTGCGCAAAGGTCGTATAGGCATGTTTGCAGACACTGGACTGGGTAAGACTTTGATGCAAGTAGCCATCGCTGAAAACGTCATTAGGTACACAAACAAGCGGGTTTTAATTCTCACGCCTTTGGCCGTTGCTTTTCAATTCATTGATGAAGCCGCGCGCATTGGAGTTGACGACATAGCCCACAGCAAGGGCGGCGAGATCTCCAAAAAGATAACCGTCTGCAACTACGAAAGACTGCACCTGCTGAACCCTGATGATTTCGTGTGTGTGATGTTGGATGAATCGAGCATCCTGAAAAACTTCGCAGGCAAGACCAGAGATCAGATCGTCGCCTTTATCAAGCGTGTGCCGTATCGCTTCCTGTCCACAGCAACACCAAGCCCAAACGACTTTATCGAGCTTGGGAATAGTTCCGAAGCATTGGGGTACATGGGTTATATGGACATGCTGACCAAGTTCTTTAAGTCGAACCAAAACAGCGTAGACAGCAATAACCGAAACATTGGCGAAAAGTTCTACCTAAAGCCACATGCAGAGCGCGATTTCTTTGCATGGGTCAATCAGTGGTCGGTGATGGTTAAAAAACCGTCTGACCTTGGGTTTACTGACAAGGGTTACGAGTTGCCAGCGTTACACGTCAAAAAGCACATGGTAAACAACTCAAAGACCTGGTGCATGGAAGGGCAGGACAGTCTATTTGCCATGCCTGCCGCCACGATGACCGAAGTTCGGGAAGAGCAAAAACTGACTGTTAAAGAGCGTTGCGAACGAGCTATTCAGCTTGCAGAGGGTAAGACTTCTGTTTACTGGTGCAACCTGAATGAAGAGAGCGAACTCTTGGCCAGACTTGATAGCGATGCCGTGGAGATCATTGGCGGAATGTCTATCGACAAAAAGGAAGAGATTTTGGTTGCCTTTGCTCGGGGTGAGATTAAGCGACTGATTACCAAGGCCCGAATGACCTCGATGGGCCTCAATTGGCAACATTGCCAGCACACTGTATTTTTTCCAACATGGAGCTATGAGCAGTATTACCAAGCGATCAGGCGGTTCTGGCGCTTTGGTCAAAAGTCCGAAGTAACCTGCGACATGGTGATTTCTGAGGGGCAAGAGCGAGTACTCGAAGCTCTTGAACAAAAGACACAGAAAGCCATTCAGCTATACGGGAACTTGGTTGCAGCGTCGAACCGCGACTTTAGTTTTTCAGTCAAAGAATTTAACAAAACCGTTCAATTACCGGAGTTTCTAAAATGAACGCAAAAGACCAAATTATCACAAGCCAATACGCAATCTACAACTCGGATTGCATGGAAGTAATGCCAACACTGCCAGATAACTCGGTGGATATGTCGGTGTATTCCCCACCATTCGCTGGGCTGTATAACTACTCCAGCAGTGAGCGCGACTTTTCTAACTGTGAAAACAAAGAACAGTTCCTCGAACAGTACGAGTACCTGATTGCTCAAATTGGCCGGGTAACAAAGCCGGGTAGGGTTACCGCTGTGCATTGCACAGACGTTTTTGATAACTCATGCCGTTTGTGGGACTTCCCACACGAGATCATTCGATTGCATGAGAAGTATGGTTTTCAGTACCGTAATCGCATTACTATTTGGAAAGAGCCTTTGAAAGTGCGTATGCGGACGATGGTTAAGAGCCTTATGCACAAATTGATCGTAGAGGACTCTACGCAGTGCTTTACGGCCATGCCTGACTATGTGCTGGTGTTTACCAAGAAAGGCGATAACGCAGTGCCAGTGACTCACCCCCAAGGATTAAAGCGGTATTTTGGTGCAACACCAATACTGCCAAACATACTACGCGCTTTTAACAATGCGAATGAAAGCAATTTTTCTGAAGATGAGCTATGGGAGTACCTGCAAAACGATTACAAAGACCACACAGACCCGAAGAGCAACAAACTGAGCCACTACATTTGGCAGCGCTACGCATCAAGCGTATGGGACGATATTCGCATCGAGAATGTCTTGCCTTTCCGCGACTCCAAAGAAGATGACGACGAAAAGCACGTTCACCCGCTGCAATTGGATGTAATTGACCGATTGGTAGAACTGTACAGCAACGAAGGCGAGGTTGTCCTCACTCCATTCATGGGTGTTGGTTCAGAGGTTTACAGCCCGGTTTCCATGGGTCGTAAGGCTATTGGTATTGAACTGAAAGACAGCTACTTTAAGCAAGCAAAGATCAATCTAGAACTAGCTTCAAAACGCTTTGACAATGGTCAAGTGTTTAAGCAAGAGTCTTTACTTGAATTGGATTCTGACTTGCTGTGAACTGCGTAATGTGCAATAAGCCACTTGAAAAGGTGGCGCACTGGGTGGCAGGAAGAGCTATCGGCCCGACCTGCTACGCTAAACGATTTGGCAAGACTCTGCGCATAGATAGCAAAGTCATTGCCAATGATCAAGATGATTTATTCACCAATGGAGACACTATGTCTAAGACACTGAAAGTAAAGCGCGTACACGACAACGCTATTCTTCCAAAGTACCAAACCGCAGGATCAGCTTGCTTTGATTTGCACGCTGCAACGGTAGCAGGTATGACTCAAATAGGCTCAAACGTCGAGCAGGGCTTCCCAGTGACATGCGGGACTGGGTTAGCGTTTGAGATCCCTGAAGGCTATGTAATGCTGGTTTACAGCCGATCAGGGCATGGCTTCAAGCATCAGGTCAGATTGTCCAATTGTGTAGGCGTGGTGGATTCTGATTATGTCGGCGAGGTAATGGTGCAATTGGTAAGTGATGAGGTTGACCACGACATGGGCCGTATGCCAATGTTTGTCAAACCTGGCGACCGCGTAGCACAGGCCATGCTTATTCCCGTAGATCAATGGGCTATCGAAGAAACTAGCGAGCTAAAGGAAACAGAGCGCGGTGATAAAGGCTTTGGCAGTACAGGACAATCTACGCTGATTTGAGTTAAAATACAGCACAGAACCCGGCTAGATGCGAAGTCATGAGCGCATCGAAAAGATGAACCCACATCAGCCGGAGATTCTTAACTTGGGCGCATGGGCAGGTTATGCATTATTACCAACACAATATCGGCGACTACGCCAGAGATACAGGTCACCTGACCGTTTTAGAGCACGGCATTTATCGCTTGCTTTTGGATTGGTGTTATCTGAATGAAAAGCCAATAACAACTGAGCAAGCCATGCGGGTTGGGCGTGGGAACCCAGTGGAAACCCAGTCGGTTATTTCTGAGTTCTTTTCACCATCTTGTGATGGATGGATGCACAAAAGAGTAGCCCAAGAGGTTGCCGATTACCACAAAAAAGCAGACAAAAACAGACAAAACGGGGCAAAAGGTGGCAGACCGAAACCCAACAATAACCCAGTGGGTTCCCAAACGGATGCCAAACATAACCCTAACCAAGAACCATTAACCAATAACCAAGAACCATTTATAAATACCATTACGTCACCAGACAAGCTGGCGACCTGTCCAACAGAAAAGATCATCCAGCTTTACAACCAAACATTGCATGAGCTTCCATCGGTCAAACTAATGACAGACAAGCGAAAGAAAGCAATCGGCAAGTTTTGGCGTTTTGTACTGACAAGCAAAAAGAGTGACGGACAACCAAGGGCCGGAAACAGCGAACAGGCACTTGATTGGATAGAAGCCTACTTTTTGCGGGTACTGGAAAACGACTTCTTGATGGGCAAGACTGGCCGTACTGGTGAGCATTCAAAATGGCAATGTGACCTTGACTACCTTTTGACAGATAAAGGTATGACGCAAGTGATTGAAAAAACAAGGAGCACAGATTGAGCGATTCGATACAAGCCGAATACGGCGTTTTGGCGATTGGGTTTAAGTGGTTGCAGTCTTTGGATGCAGTGACTGAATATTTGAAGCCTGAGCACTTCGTTGACCCGTCCAACGCCAAGATTTACAAGATCATGATTCAGGCGCTGGTTAAGCGTGAGACTGACGTGGATATTGTTGTTGTGCACGAACGGTTGAAAGGCAGCGAAACCATTGAACACCTGCACTCGATTTGTGAAACTGTAGTTACGGGCGGCATTCAATCATTGGCGAAGTCGATTGTTTCAAAGTACCGCGAGCGCCAACTGTTCCATGCGTCGCAGGCCATTGGGGTGTTGGCGTTTGAAGGTGGCGACATTGATTTACGGCTAGACAAGGCCCAGGCAGAGCTGGCAAAGCTGGAATCCAAAGAATCTAACGATGATTGGGTGGATGCTTACAGCGCTGCAATTATGCACTTGGAGTTGATCGACAAGCGGGAGACCGGCACGTTTGAAGGTATCAAGACCGACATCTACGACCTTGACGAGCTTTTGGATGGTGGATTACAGCGTGGCAGCTTGTTTGTAATTGGTGCGCGTCCTGCAATGGGGAAAACTGCCTTGGGGTTGACGGTAGGCCTAAACATTGCACGAGATTGGCACGTTGGTTTCTTGTCTATGGAGATGCCACACGCTGACGTTAGGGATAGAACCACGGCAATCCTCGGGAGCATACCTATATCGACGATTAAGCGCCCTAGCAAGGGTTTGCAATACGACAGGGTAGTGGATGCCGTAGAACGCTCTAAACCGCTTAAATTCTATGTGTCAGACCGTGGTGGACTAAACATCCTGCAAGTCAGGGCAAAAGCCAGAGCTTTGAAGCGCATGAAGGGGCTGGATGTGCTCGTAGTTGACTACATTGGATTGATGGCAGGCACTGATAGCAAGGTTTCCAGGGCATACCAGATTGAGGAAATAAGCAAGGGGCTAAAGACCTTGGCGAAGGAGTTGGATATTGTGGTGATATGCCTAGCCCAGGTGAACAGGGGAGCCGCGGAGCGTGGTAACAGTGTTCCAGGCTTGCATGACCTGCGCGATAGTGGCTCGATTGAACAAGATGCGGATATTGTTGGATTTATTCACCGCCCAATAATGGCAAAACCAGAACTTGGCGAGCAGTGGAAGGATTACGCGCAGTTTCGCATAGCCAAAAACCGACAAGGCCGGACGGGTGACGTGAATCTGTTTTACGTAGGTGAACAGACCAAGTTTGCATCGTGGTCAGGCAATCCCCCAGGAGATATGGCGGGACAGTCAAGCAAAAAGGAGCGATTTGAATGAAAAACGCCTACGCGCTCGAATGGAGCCAAAAAACAAACAACTTCCACATTCAGCCATTGGACAGCCTATTGGCACAAAACCAAGGGGCATTTATTGCAAATAGGCCATTGTCTGACTATGTGGTTTTGATGGTCGGAACCAAAGATGCAATACACGACATGGCAGACCACTGGCGCCATCGAATGGAAAGCAGGACAAAGCAGGATAAGCCAGTGCTGTGACTGACTACGACGAAGCCCTAAAAGCCCGCATAGTGGCCCACTGCGCAAACATGGCAAAGCACGACAGGGCGTATGCTGTGTGGGCTTACAAGCAATACTGCGAGGCGCTACCCTGGATTGATTGGGCGAAAAAGTGAAAATATTTGCACAATGCGTTAAAATTCGTTTACAATATAACCAATGCAATCGCTCACAATTCCACTGCTAAATCGCACGCAATCATGGGCCGCAATACAAAATCAGGTGTTTCCGTTCCTAGCTGCCGTATTGCAAGCAGATCAGCGGTACACACTGACGATAAAGCCTGCCAAAAGAAGCAGCGAGCAGAATAGCAAGTTTCACGCAATATGCGAAGACCTTGCAAAGTCTGATTTGCAGTGGGCAGGAAAACGACGAGATGCAGCAGCTTGGAAAGTTCTATTGGTTTCAGGCCATTCGGTGGCAACAAAAGAAGGCAGCGACATGGTGCCGGGCATTGAAAATGAGTTTGTAAACCTGCGTGAGTCAACCGCTTCTATGTCTAAATCGCGTGGGTCAAGTTTGATTGAATACGCTATTGCATTCTGTGCAATGAACGGCGTAAAGCTATCGGCCAGTGAGCGTGACCAATGAACACCCATCCCAAGCCTAAGCCATGCGCACAGTGCGGGAGCATATTCACCCCAGTGCGGCCAATGATGCGCGTCTGCTCGCCTATATGCGCATCCAGGCTGGTAAAGCAGGCAAAAAAGGATGAGCGTGAGACAACCAAGGCACGCAAGGTGGCGATCAAAAGCCGCGCGGACTGGGCACGTGAAGCGCAAACAGCATTTAACGCATGGGTGAGGGCTAGAGATGCTGACAAACCTTGCATAAGTTGCGAACGTCACCACACAGGGCAATACCATGCAGGGCATTACCTTAGCCGTGGCGCACGTCCAGAGCTTGCATACGAGCCTGATAACTGCCATAAGCAGTGTGCACCTTGCAACACGCACTTATCCGGCAACGTATCCATGTA